AATAGATAAATACCATAAAAATTATAACTTATTATTAAAGCAGTATGAAAATAGTTAGGTTTTTATTTCACATGATAGCAGGAGCGTTTTTTTTGCTAGGTTTTAGCTTTATTTTATTAGCAGTAATTGGTTTAATTAAATATATATGGTAAACTTATTTACTTCAATTTATACCGATAAAAGCGCAATTAGGCAAAAGGAATTAATTTACTGCTTAAATAAGAATATAGCTAATGCGCATATTAATAAAATTTATTTATATGTTGATGGCGAAGTAGAAATTCCTGAATCTGATAAATTAGTAATTATACCATTTAAGAGACCTACTTACAGAGATTTCTTTAATCTAATTGATAGAACAGTAACAAGCAGAGAGGATATTTCAATAGTTGCCAATACAGATATTTATTTCAATAATACTCTAAATGGTTTAAACTTACATGAACGGCAATGCATAGCTTTAAGTAGGTGGGATGATAAGATTGGCGGGTTAAAATTACACAATGAGAGATTTAGTCAGGATGTCTGGATGTTCAAAGGTAAGATGCGAAATGTTAATTTCTGCGATTTTTATTTAGGCATACCGGGTTGTGATAATCGGATTGCTTATGAGTTACATAGCGCAGGTTATGCGCTTTATAATCCTGCTACAAGAATTCAAGCTATTCACTACCATAGAAGTGATTTGCATAATTACGATGGCAAAACATTAAAAATACAAAGACCATATTTATTTATTCCGGTAACATGAAAATCTTATTAACTCCAGGCATCTACTTACCACACCAAAGAGCCGGATCAGAAATCTATTTGCACAGAGTTGTAAAATATCTAATGAGCAAAGGTCATGAGGTTAAAGCAGTTACTAGATGCCCAGAGAATTACAGTTTTGATGGCATAGAAGTTTACAAAGCCAAAGACAATTACAAGCATTGCCATAATGATTTATGGGACTGGGCGGATTTAGTGTTTTGTCAACTGTCAGGCACTTACTACGCAATGAACAAGCAAAGGCTAAAAGCTAAAAAAGTTATAAACTTTGCTCATAACAACGTAGGCTATCCGCAGGTCAACATTAGACCGAATGTTTATACTGTGTATAACTGCGAGAATACAAAGCAAGAATTAAACTATAATCAAGAAACCTACACCTTATACGCGCCAATAGATTACAGAGATTACTCAACTGATAGACCAGAGGCAGAATACGTGACGCTGATAAATCATAACGAAAACAAAGGCGGTCAGATATTAATAGAGATAGCTAAGCGAATGCCTAAAACAAAGTTTATGGCAGTACAAGGCGGTTACTATCATCAGATCAAAGATGAAAAGGTCAGGAATATAAAATATGTACCTTTAATTGATGATGTGCGCAAATATCTGGCAATGACTAAGGTTTTAATAGCGCCATCAGAATACGAGAGTTATGGAATGGCTCAAATAGAAGCTCTGTGTTGCAATATTCCTGTTATCTGTTCTGATATACTAGGTTTTAGAGATAGTGTCTCAGATGCAGGCATATTCGTTGATAGAAACAATATAGAGGGTTGGATAGATGCTATTACTAACATAGATACTATAGAGACTAAAAAAACGCCTTTGCAAAGGGCAAAAGAATTAGATCCTGTTAAGGAATTGCCAAAGTTTGAAAATTGGTTAAATAAAATATGTAATTTAGCGCTATTATAATGGAAAAAAAAGAGTATCTAAAAGCACCTTTTAAACCTAAGCAGAATGAATCAGTTAAACGTAGTGAGCCTAGCGGAGGCAAAATTATACTTGAGAATAGATCCAGACGATACTATAGAAGATGGATTGATTACCTCATTAATAAAATCTGCGGTTAATCAGGCAGAGGAATTTACCTTACAAGTATTATGGCAAAGAGAATTGAGTTTAATTACTCCTGTTTCTGGTGCAGTTAAAATATATGAATATCCTTTGATCTCGGTTGAAACTGTGGTAGATCCTGACATGGTTGCGCTAACATTTGAAACAATCGAAACTCAGGGATTTACTGAGGTTATATCTAGCACGGCAGGATTCAATACAGTTACATTTGTAGCAGGTTACGGATGGAATTATGAGGGCGGTTCTGAGGTTCCAGATGACATAGAAACGGCAATCAAAGAAATGATAGCTTTTTATTATGAGAATAGGGATAACCCAGTTGTTGGAATGCCTACGATTGCAACTCTTTTACTATCGCCTTACAGGCGTATAACACTATTCTAATGAATCCCGGCAGATTAAATAAGCGCATTACATTTGGCACGTTTAGCTCGGTTGAAAATGCCTATCAGGATTATGTAATTACGTTTGTGCCTGTATTAGCTACATGGTCAAATATAAAGCCATACGATGGTAATAGACAGTTACAAGCGCAAGAACAGGTTATAAACCAGTCTTATAGATTTACAATCCGGTATAGAAAAGACTTTGCACCTACAAAGGACATGAGGATTCTGTATGAGTTAAATTTTTTCACTATTCATTCAATTAGGAATGTAGATGATACATTTCGGTTTTATGAGATACTGGCATCTGTTACGGATAATACTAATGGCAGCTAAAATAGATATTTCTAAACTTTTATCTCAAATTTCAGCATTTGATCATGATGCTAATAGGTCAGCCGTTTCTGTTACTAATGAAACAACTCAACAAATGGTTACAAATGCTCAGTTAAGAGTTGTAGTAGATACAGGTCAGTTAAGATTATCAATAGGTAAAACAACTGCTAGAGTTGGTTATAATCGCTCATTCTTTTTTGCAAATGCTCCATATGCGGCTTATGTTGAGTTTGGAACTGGGGAGGGTGTTAAAATACCAAATGGGTTTTCAGATTTAGCAGAGCCTTTTAAAGGAACAAGAATAAGAAATTATCGTGCTAAACCTTTTTTTATACCTAGCTACCTAGAGGGCATTCAACAATATCCAAAAGAATTAAGAAAAGTATTAGAAGTTCAGATAAGAAAATATAATGCAAAAAAATAATTACATTTGAGAAATGAAGGATGCTAACCTATCGATACTAAATGCATATAAGACTACACTAGCTAATTTAATAGTTGGCGGTGTAACTATTCCAGTATATTCAAAGTCAGCGCCTTTAAATAATGTCCCGGCTAAATACGTTATATTATCTAGTCAAACAAGATTGCAGGAAAAAACAAAGTGCGGTTATTGGTATTTATGTACTATAAACGTGCAGATAGTAACTAGATACCCAAACGGAAATGGTGATTTAAGTTTTTCAATGGTTATAGGTGAAGAGATACAAAATAGAATACAAGCTACTAACTTAACTTTAAGTAACTTTATAAATGTAGATACTTTACAATTATTGACAAATGAGGTAACTTTAGAAACAGAAACAGAAAACATATTTCAATACATACTAACTTTTCAACACAAATTAAATAGAACTTAATTATGGCAGCAGAAACATTTTATTCAGGCAGTCTATTCATGCTCTACATTCGCACAGGTGGCGCATGGAAGCCAGTAGCATGTTTGACATCAAACGGAATCAGCGAATCATGGGATTTTGCTGAGACAGTAACTAAATGCGATCCTGGAGTTACCAGACGCAAACCTACTACTTATTCTTATGAAATTCCTTTTGAAGGCGTTTTTACAGATACAGTCGGTGCAGGTGGCGATACCGCTAAAGCATCATGGGACACAATTAAAAACATTGCAAGAGCAAAGACTTTGACTGAGTATCAGGTAGCTTTATTACTTGCTAATGGTGCAGAAGATCCAAACTTTGCCGCTCAATTTGGAGCTGCTTATTTTAGCGCATTAGAAATCACAGGTGCAGAAGGCGAGTTTATTACCTTCACTGGTACTTTGTTAGGTGATGGCGATATTACTGAGGTTGATCCTTATCCGGGTTACTAAATGGAGGGACATTTAACGTACAAAATAGGTGAAGTTGATAGGCAGATGTTCTTTGGCAATTATGCACTAGAGCAAACGCTAACTCACTTTGATGCATCGGTAACTGATTTATCGGATTTGTTAGGTAAACAATTACTGCCGTTCTTGAGAATATTTATCTATCATGCTGCGGCTTATCCTTTATTAAAAAAAGGCGAGATATTAGACTTTACGGAGTTTGATGTACATGATTGGATTGATAATTCTGGAGGCTCAGGTGGTGAGTTTATATTAACTATATCTAAAGAAGTCTTTAGAGTGCTAGGGTTAAATACAGAGGTAACAGAACAAAAAAAAAGCAAAGCGGAAAGTTAAATTGGAATAAAGATGTGCTGACATTTGCTTTTGGTGAGATGGGAATGATGCCCGATGAGTTTTACGCCTTGACATGGAATCAATATATATTGAAATGTCAAGGCTTTTTTAATAAAGAAAAAAAAGACTGGGAGCGGATTGGATGGTCTACGTGGAACGGAATGAGAGTTCACGTAAATAAAGGAATGCCCAGTTTTAAAAAGTTTATGTCATTTATCTACGAAAATGATGAGATAGCAGACATGGACATAATCAAAGATCAAATGAATAAGGCGATGCTTAAATACTTACAAGATGCAAGGAATTGAGATACCTATTGGCGCACCTTTAGGCAAATTAGATGATGATTTAAAAGGTGCTCAAAAAAAATTAAAAGGATTTACTAATACTGCTGAAACAGATTTAAAAAGTTTTTCATCTACTGCTAGTAGTACATTTAAAAGCGTAGGACTTGCTTTTGCAGGTGCTTTTAGTGTAGGTGCTTTTGTAAGTTTTGGGAAAGAGGTATTAGCAGTAACGGCTGAGTTTGAAAAGTTTGGTGCAGTTCTAGGTAATACTTTAGGCTCTAATGCTTTAGCAAAATTAAAATTGAAAGAAATTTCAGATTTTGCAGCTAAAACTCCATTTAGCGTAAATGAATTAACTGATTCCTTTATCAAGTTAGCTAATCAAGGATTTAAACCTACGGGAGATGAAATGCGAAGTCTAGGAGATTTGGCATCAAGCACAGGTAAATCATTTAATCAATTAGCAGAGGCAATATTAGATGCACAAACTGGTGAATTTGAAAGACTAAAAGAGTTTGGAGTTAGAGCACAGGCTTCTGGTGATAAAGTAATTTTTACTTTTAAAGGAGTTCAAACCATAGTAGATAAATCATCTGAGGCTATTAGAGGTTATGTTTTATCTTTAGGTAATGCTGAGGGTGTATCTGGATCTATGGCAGTTATATCTGAAACATTAACAGGTAAGATTTCAAACTTAGGGGATAGTTGGGATCAAATGCTTGTATCAGTTGGAAGCAATACTTCTGGAGTGTTTACTAGCGCTATTGATTTAATAAGTCAAGCAATTAATAAAGTTACAGATTTTAATAAATCCTTAAATACAGTATCAAAATTTAAACTTGAATCAGATTGGGGCGAAAAATTAAATAGAGCAATAAATCCTTTTGCAGAAAAAGGTTCAACATCTACAGAAAAAGCTATTTATGCTATTAAACAAGCTGATACTGAGGTTACTAAATTTGTAAGCGGAGCATTAGCAGGTGCAAAAAGCACTTCTGATTTTGGTACTGCAATAGCAACTCTGCAAAAACAAGGCAATGCTATGATTGCTGATTTTAAAATGTTTGCTCCGCAAGGATTAGTAGGGATAAAAACAACTTATGAAGAAGGAATAAAAGCCTTAAAAGAGGGCAGGACTGCTTTTGAAAATGAATTAAAAAAGAGCACACCTGCAAAAATAAATTTAGCTGCGGAAAAAAAGGCTGCTGCTGAGGCTGCAAAATTAGCAAAAGAATCAGCTAAAACTCAGGCTGAAATAAGAGTACAAGCTCAAGCATTTGCAGGTAAACTAGTTATAGATGGTTTTACAAGAAACATTGAAGCTGAAAAGTTAGCTATTGAAAAGGAATTTGCAGGACTTGATGCATTAATAGAAGAAACAAATCCTTTTGCTAAATTATTTGAAAAGCAAGATCAAGCTAATGTTCAGTCCTTATTAAGTCCATTTAAAAAATTTAAAGTTATTTTACAAAGCGAAATATTGCCTCAGATTGGAAGCTCATTTAAAACTTTCTTTGATGATATTTTAATGCAAGGTAAGTTTTCATTTGATTCATTAGGTCAGGCAATTGCAGCTTTAGGTCAGGCAATTAAAAATACGTTTTTATCAGTATTAGCTAATGAGGCAACTCAGGGTGTTTTAAATTTGTTAGGATCTAAAGGCGGTAAAACTGGAAAAAGTGCAACTCCATTAATATCAGGATTAGCTAAATTAATAGGAATAGGAGCAGGCGGCGCAGCGGCAGGAGTAGCAACCGCAGGTGCTTTATCTGGAGTTGCGGCAACGACTGGAGGTGTAATTTTAGGCGCACCAATAGCAGCTGCAGGAACAATAGGATTAGGAACAGTTGGAGCAGGAGTTGCAGCGGGTGGAGCAGTAGGCGTAGGAACTGCAGGAGTGGCAGCAGGAACAGTTGCATCAGGTGGATTGTTACTGCCTATTTTAGCAGGTATAGCAGCAGCAGCAGGTATTGTATCATTATTAAGTAAGAAAAAACAAGTACCTGTTCCTCAAGCATCATCAACTATCAGCACAAGTGCCGCAGGATCTGCTCAGGATTTTGGAGGTGGTAGAGTTGTATTTGAGATTTCAGGAACTAACTTAATTGGTGTATTAAATAGAGCAGGTGCTAAACTTCAAAGATTCGGACCATAATGTATAACCTTAAATACTTTTTTACCTTTTACGCAGATAGAGATACTAGGATTGAGAATGGTACTCCAGATGATTATACTTGTGATATATCGCAGTTAGATTATGATGGTGAAGTAATAGAAATTCAGGCTCAACAGAATCCTATACAGATTAACTATCAGAATACTTCAAGCAATAAGCTAGAGGCTATCATAGGCTCAGAGTGTACCTTAAACCTAATAGCTACTGAGGACTTTGAATTAGAGGATTTATATACTGAGAATGAGCGTGAGTTTTTAGTAGAGATATTTAGAAATGGAGGCTTAATTTGGTCAGGCTTTATCATTCCAGATGGATGTCAGGAAGCGTTCACCTTTGCACCTTATCCAATTTCTGTAAATGCCGTTGATGGGTTAGGATTGCTTAAAAATCTGTCCTATGTCCAGAATGATGGTAATTTCTATTTAGGCAAACAAAGTTTTTTAGAGGTTATAAATGCCTGTCTAATTCGATTAGATGCTCCTTCATTGGTCTTAAATACTTGCGTTAATATTTATGAAACGAGCATGACTCAGGGCAATTCATACGATCCTCTGGCATTGTCTTTTGTAAATAGTGAGAGGTACATAAAAGATGACCAATTTACTCCAATGAATTGCGAGGATGTACTAAGGTCAATACTAGAGGAATGGACTGCGGTGATGATACAAAGCGGTGGCGAATGGTATATTTATAGACCAACTGAATTGGCTTTAAGTGGTGATTTAGCATTTAGAAAATATTTAGATGGGCAAAGAGTTTATGATCAACCAACTGTTACGATTGACTTAGATGCTACTTTAGGAGGTGAGAGTGAGGGCGTTATTTTATCGCCTTATTTCCATATCAATACCGACCAGATGAAGATGATAGATAGACCATATAAAAATGCGTCTATGGCTTATCTGTATGGTAAACTTGAGAATACAGATGAGAAATTAGCAAATCCAAATCTAACAGGAGCAGGGCAAAGTTGCGGAGGCGATCCGATTGGTCCTTGTGATAGCGTAACTATTCCCGGTTATACTAAAACAGGCACAATGTATGCAGGTTTATATCCAACTGGTGGAGTAATATTTTACACTACAGGAGGCACTTACCCTGTATTGACTGACTATTATCAAAACAATAACTTAATTCCTGTAACATTAAACATAACTGTACAAGAGAGATTAAAATTTATCATTGAATATGAGAATCCTGATCCTTTATATGGAACGGATATGAATTTTGTGATTAGCTTATATGATGGAATAAGCACTCATTATTTACAGGCAGATGGAAGCTGGGCAATTACACCAGCTGCTCCAGGTATTGAATATTATCAAATTAGAAGTCCAATAGGTGCAGGAGGTACGGAAACAATTATATCTAATGCCGTTCCAATTAGCGGAAATGTTACCTTTAGAATATTAGCGCCTTCAGGTACTGTAAATGATATAGTTTATACTCGGATTTCTGCTTATGTATTTTTAGACTTTGGGGATGAGATAGGTGAGATACATACGGCAACACAAACAGGTAAATTTACTTTTGTGCCTGAGACTATCAATGTCTTTAATGGAGATAGTCCTAATGTAATGTACGTTGGTGCTATATATCAGGATGATGAGGTTACTTTAACAGAACGATGGGTAAGGCGTGGATTATCTGAGTCTATTTTAGCAGTTCCTTATGAGGTTAATAAACAATTTCTAAGGATTGCAGTTGAAGAAAAACAAAGGTTATATGCAGGACCATTTGTAAGGTTTGAGGGTTCTATCTTTGGATATTTTAATCCTGTGACTAGATGGTCTATTAACTCTATTACAGGGTACTTCATGAATCTAAGTTTAAACTATGATCTTCAGCAAAATATCTGCAAAGCAGTATTAGGTAGGATTGTAAATGAAGAGATAGCTTTAGATTATGTTAAAACTCCAGACTATGGAGCAACAACTCGGGTAACAGTAAAAGGAACGCCATGATGTTATACATAAACGATATACCTGTAGGGTGTTTAACCTCTGTAAGTAGATCAGAGCAGATATCTTTTATAGGTACTTGCAAGACTACACAGTCAGGCGCTCAGACGCAATTAGGAAGGCTCTACACCTACTCAATTCCTTTTGAAGGTGTTATGACTACAGATAACAGTATAATGTCATGGACAGGCTTAAAAGCGTTAGAAAGAATTAAGGTTAATTGGGAAATTGTTGGTCCTGATATTGAAGCAGGGCAAGGATTCATTGAGAATCTTGAGATATTGGGTGAGGTTACAGATTTTATAAAATTTAGTGGGAGTATAATAGGCTATGACTAATTTAATGCTTTACATCAATGACTTGCCAGTAGGTTGCTTATTAAGCAATAGCTTGAGCGAATCTATTAGTTTTATTAAGACTTGCAAAAGCACAGAGGAAATGGGGCAAAAGCAGTTAGGTCAGTTGCATTCTTATTCTGTAAATTTTGAGGCGGTTTATGCCGTAGATCAGGCAATCATAGGATGGAATGATATTAAGGATTTAGGCAGGTCTAGGAAGATGATGGATTGGTCTATGGTAAACCTAGATACAAACGAAGGAGATGCAGGAGAGGGATTTTTAGAGAATTTGGAGATAACGGGAACATCAGAGGATTTTATTAAATTTGCAGGAACGATAACAGGATATGGAGCAATAATTGATTCTAATCAAATATTCTACGTTTGGGCATCTGATACTGATACCTATGTTGATAATGGCGGTGATGAATATGTACTTGTAAATTAAAAGATATGCCAGTAATTAATGGAGTTTATTTAAAGGATTTTGCTGCTTTACCTAGCGCAGTAGTTGATGCTAACATCATACCTATTGCAATCTCAGGCAATCAGATAGCGTATAGGACAACTGTTGGAGGTATTGTTACGGATGCCAGAGTAACAAGCAAGTTACTTACAGGCTTATCGGTCACAGGAGGAGCGGTGGTTGCTACTGATACAATCTTACAAGCATTCGGCAAAGTCCAAAACCAAATTAATAGCAAAGTTAGTTCTGTTGGCTTAACGATGCCCGCTGCTTTCTCAGTTGCTAACTCACCAATTACAAGCGCAGGGACTTTGGCAGTAACGGCAATAGGTGCGGCATCTCAGTATATTAGAGGCGATGGAGCATTAGCTGATTTCCCAACAACTGGGGGAGGTGGATCATCGGTTGCCTATTATCTAAACGGCTCAGTCAGTCAGGGTACAATAGGTGGGAATGCCTACTACGAAATGAATAAGACGCCTGTTATCGGCACAGGTACTGATTTCACTATAGCAGCTGATGGATATATTGCTCAGTTTATAACCGATGCAAACGACCCTGCATCTTTACTAATACCGGCAGGAAATTGGAACGTAGAGATGTATTTTAGTGCATCATCTAGCGGAGGTACGCCATCATTTTACGTAGAGGTTTACAAATATAACGGCACTACTTTTACGTTGTTAGGTAGTAGCGCAACTACGCCAGAGGGCATAACAAACGGAACGGCAATAGATATTTATTATACATCGGTTGGTATTCCTGAAACAGTTTTAGCAATAACAGATAGGTTAGCTATTCGGGTTTACGTTACGCATTCAGGCAGGACAATTACGCTACATACAGAGGACAATCATTTATCAGAGATAGTTACAACTTTCTCAAATGGATTAACGGCGCTTAACGGCTTAACAAAACAGGCTCAGTATTTTGCAGTTGGAAGTACAGGTACTGATTTTAATATTTCAAGTTCTGTTGATACTCATACTTTTAATATACCTGATGCAAGTGCGAGTAATAGAGGTTTAATAACCACAGGGACTCAGACTATTGCAGGTGATAAAACCTTTACAGGCAATATAAACGCAAGTCCAACAAGCGGAAATGCAATACAAGCATATACAACAAGTTCGGTTGCTATTCAGGTTGGAAGTACGACAGGCGGTGGACTTTTAGCGAATTCAACAACAGGTGCAGCAATTAGCGGGAATGCGACAGGAACTGGTGGACATGGGATAGTAGGTCAAGCATCAGGAACCGCAGGGGCAGGAGGTTATTTTTCAGGAGGTTCAAGTGCAACTTATGCAGTTTTTGCAACTGCCACAGGAAGTACAACAACTGCCTTATATGGAACTGCAAACTCTGCTAGTTATCCAGTTCAAAGATTAGTACAATTTGGTGCAGGGGCAATTGCATTTTTTGATAATTCAGGTGGTACAGTAGTAACTATTTCAAATGCAGGTAATCTTACCGCTAATTCATTTGTTAAAACAGGAGGCACGTCATCTCAATTTCTAAAAGCTGATGGTTCGGTAGATACAAATACTTACCAAGGTGCAATTACTTTAGGCGCAATAGGAATAACTCCAAACGCAAATGCAGCGAGTTTAGTTGGCAGTATTTTAAATCTACAACCTGCCAATGCTTCATTCGGAGGCGTTGTTACCACAGGAACGCAAACAATAGCGGGTGATAAAAATTTTACAGGAAATATTGCTGCTCAGCAAATTACATCTAATCTTACAAGTGGTTATGCTTTTTTTACAAATAATATAACCAATGGTTTTGGTGGATATTTTGGTGTAAGTGGAACAGGTTCTCATAGTATTTATGCTGGAGCAGCTAGTGGCAATTCAATTCAAGCACGTAATAATTCAAGCACCTACGCAACTATAAATGTAATAAATGATGGGTCGGGAAACATTGCTACTTTTGGAAATTCAGGCATAGGACTTGCTTCTATTACAAATGCAGGTGGTTTAACGCTTACAGGAGCATTAAGTGGTACAAGTGCTACGTTTAGTGGCAATGTAACTTTATCAGCAGCAGCTACAAATAAATATATTGAATATACTAACAATAATGGCAGTACATTAATTACAAATGCTTTAAATAATAACTCATACATAACAGGTGCTTTAAGTGGTGAAGCATTAATTTTAAGTGGGACTATTGGTAAAGGATTAAGGATTGGTAATACTGCTGATAATGTTAGCTATTTATCATTTACATCCACAGGAGCAGCTACGTTTAGTTCATCGGTTACATCAGTTGGTAATATTGTAGCAGACTCTGCTGCATTGATGGGGCAGGTACCTACTTATGGAACATTAAACGCACAATTTTCACATAAAGATAGAGCAGGAGCAGGAGAATATTCATTCCTATCTGCATCTACAGGAGAAACTTTTATCAACTCTAAAACAGGTGCACATATTTATTTTAGAGTTAATAATGGCAATATTGGCACATTCTTTTCTACAGGAAATTTATTAATAGGAACAGGTACAACAGATGCAGGTTACAAGCTAGATGTTAATGGAAAAGTTAGAACAAATACGGGATATGCTCAAAATAATGGTGGTGTAAGTATGGGTAGTAATGTTGCTACGACTATTTTTACATTATCTGGAGATAGGGGATTGTATATAGTTTATGTATCATTATCAGCTGGAGATGGTTCACCAGCAAATTACTCTGCCTCAGCAATGATAGCATTTGACACTTCTGCATCAAGAATAATGCAACAAACAGATGGCTCAAATCTTTTTATAACTATAAGTGGTAATAATATTCAAGCAAGACAAACAAGTGGAAATACAAATACTGTATCTTATAGTTTAATAAAAATAATTTAATCAAATAATATGAAAAACATAACACCTATCTCTATATGGGATAACGGAACAAATCAGAGCGCATCAATCTTAAACGCCTATTGTATTAATGATAATCTAAGTACATCAGCATCGTTTTACTATTCTCTTTTGAGCGATACAATGCAACAACTTGCTCAAGGTAATTTATCTATGTCAGGCGAAGTTTATGATGCGTGGCAGACAAATGATTATGCTTATGATTGGGTAGCTACTCAACTTAATTTAACTATTACAGGTGATTACGTTCCTCCTGTTGTTGAGCTGATAGCAGAAGTTACGCCAGAGCCTGAGCCGACTGATAATAATTTAGAATAAAACAAGTACATTTGATAAACCAAAAACAAACATGAAAACCAAAGAAGAAGTACAACCAGAAGTACAAACAGAAGTACAAAAATTAAAAGTTGAGTTAACAGTACAAGAATGGGAAGCAGTATTAGCAGTAATAGAGCAATCAACAAGTCCGCACATTCAAGTTAAATCAGTAGCCGCAGAATTAGTTAAACAGTTACAACCGCAAATAAAAGATGACAAATAATAATGCCGATTTAGCAACCATATTAAGCATTTCAAGTGCCATAGTTAGCATTGGAAACTTTCAACCATTAGTTACCTTAGTAGCCTCTTTGGTTGCCATTATCAGTGGATTATTTGCGATTAGGTATTACTACCGAGCAACTAAAAATTTAGATGATTAAGAACGGACTGATATTTTTATTAATATTAATGTCCGTTTTTTTGTTTTCTCTTAAACGAAAAGATAAAACCATTACAACAACTATAGTTGATACAGTAACAGTCACTAAAGAATTTACCAAGTTTACAAAAGGCGATAAAATACCTTTTAAGATTTTAGATACTATTTATAAGCAAAATTATGATACAACATACATTGTTAAAGATTATAACCAGGCTAAAGAGTTTACTGATAGCATCAGACAAGATAGCAACCTCTTTGTCATCCGAGATACCATCAGCCAAAATAAAGTCATTGGCAGGTCATTCCAAGTTAAAATCCAAGAAAAAACCATAACAATTACAAACAATATACAAGTCAAACCTAAATCAGCGTTATACATAGGATTTAGAAGCGATATAAGGCAAGATATGAGCAGAGTGGAACACAACGTTAGCCTATCATTTAAAACTCGGCAGAAAGGCTTATTTAGCGTCGGTTATGGAATGAGTGGTTATTCAGTAGGTTATGCAATAAAGTTATAGTTATGGCAAAGGCAATAAATGTAAGTGCATACGTTAAAAAATCAAGCAAAAGAGGCGTAGCTGCAAAAAGTAAAACGAGCAGTAATAAAACGAGCAAAAATTATAAAAAAAAATATAGAGGTCAAGGGCGATAAATAATAATATTATGGCAATCAAACAAAATTTAACAAATCCGTTACCTGTATCATTTAAAGATTTTAGTAAAAATCCTGTAGTTGGTACAATGTTTTTAGTAATCATTGGCATTAGCGTTCTATACATAGACATTAGAGGTAACTTTAATAGTCAATTAGAGGCTCAGAGTGCTAAGATTGAAAAGCTAGAAGCCAAGATGGATGCTATGGGACAGTCACTAATTAAGTGCGAGAGCGCAATGAGTGGAGCATCTGCAAAATTAAGTACATTAGAATCATTGGGTAAAATACAAAAGATAAAATGAGATATTTAGCATTCATACTGCTTTTATCTTCATGTTCTACGGCTGAAGTTGAGCAGGTAAATAAATACGATACTTTACTCTTAAAAATAGAGAAAAGCCAAAAGGTAATGGATAGCAGTATTGTTGAGGCGACAAAGAAAGAGGCTAAAATAATTAATAAAACTGTGCAAAGCATTATTCAAGACAAAAAGCAAATAGCAGAATTAGTTACTCAGGTAGCTGAAGCAAAAGCAAACACTAGAGTTGAGATACAAGTGCAGACTATTAGAGATACTGTTTTTGTGACAGAAAAGAAAAACTTTTGGGGTAAAAGTAAAAAGGATACATTATGACAGAGTTTTTTAAAGATGAGAACGGCAATCTAAGCATGAAGCGTTTATGCGGTTTGCTTTGTGTAATTGCCTTATGCGTGACTATGTACCATAACTCGTTTAGTGAGGAGCATACTGCACCATCAACTATACTTGTGGAATCAGTAGCTTTGTTGGCATTCGGTTGTTTAGGTTTGACATCAGCCGAGAAAATACTTAAAAAGAAATGAAACTATCTACACATTTAGATTTATCAGAGGTTATACGTAGCGATAGTGCAAAGCGTAATGGCATCAGCAATATGCCTACGCCAGAGCATATTGAAAACTTTAAGATATTAGCAACTAAAGTATTTGAGCCTATTAGGGAGCATTTTGGCGTTCCTATTCGTATATCATCTGGTTATCGATCAGCAGAGTTAAACAAATGTATTGGCGGATCTGCTACCAGTCAGCACTCAACTGGCGAGGCAATAGACATAGATCAAGACGGCACTACTATAACTAATAAGCAGGTATTTGATTACATAAAGGATAATCTAGCCTTTGATCAGCTGATTAATGAGTTTAATTATGCATGGGTGCATGTAAGCTATAAGGCAAATGGTAAGCAAAGAGGCGAGATCCTAGAGGCTTATAAAGAGGGTAAAGCAACTAAATATAAATTATATAAATAATTTTTTATATCTTTGTATATGTATAAAGAAATTTTAAATAAACTAAAGGTTTCAGAATCAATAAATGTAATATCACATTTTCAAGTCTGGCGTAATAACGCTAGTCAGTTACGCAAAGAAACAGGTAGAGTTTTTCATATAAGAGAGGTAAAAAATCAATGCCTTATTATTCGTATACTGTAAAATTGTTGTTACGTTAAAATATATATTTTTTATTTTGCTGGTTATTAAAATAACTTTTGTATATTTATACCATGCAATAAAGCATAAAAAAAACTTGCAAAAATGAAAACACTAAATGAATTATTCCAACTGTTTGCAGACGCAACAAAACAAAAAGACAAAGTATTTATTAACTACTCTGGTCATGTAAATAAGATTTATATAACTTATTACTTATTTGGGTGGAGCAGAGAAGAAAGTAACATTAAATATGAATGTGAAGTAGTATTAAATGAAGCAGGTATTCAAGAAGCATACTGGTTTTTATATAACAAACTTAACTAATAATAAAACTTGCAAAAAATGAAAACAGGCACAGAATTAAAAGTAACAAGCAACATAAAAGAGCGTACTTTTAGGATAAAAAAAAATAATACAATTTATAAAACCATTAGAATGAGCAAAGAGGATTTTAATGATGCTGATAATTGGACTGCTAATGACTGGCAATCTTTTTTAAATAAAACACACGAATATTTTATAATTAAATAAACATTCCTGTTCCTGCAAGTCAGGAATATGCCGCCTCGCTTGATTAGTCAAGCGGGGATTAGGCAGTACCGGGATGTTCCGGATAAAACTTGCATAAAATGAGTATACTAAAAGAAATCAAAACAAAGTACCCAGACTGCTATTACGATGCAGACATGGATGCTATTTATTGGAACGATCAGACAATAGCAGAGGATGCTAAAGACCTAATCGAAGATCATTACGAGGGTAAGAAAACCTGGACTACTGGTAGATCTGGAAATCCAGAAGATGATACAAGGGAGCCATGTTCAGGAGAAGATTACATAATAGCAGAATTAAACCACGATTATCATTACGCATTTGACCAGATATGAAACTAATAAATAGACTAAGTCCAGAGCATTTATTAATGCTAAAGGCTGAAGAAATTAATTACCCAGAAACAACTAAAAGATTAATAGAAGAATTATCAAATACTACACATTGGGTAGATTTAAAATATTCAACAATTTGTAAATTAGTATTTAATTTAGGAATAAAAGATTATTCACCAAGCACAATAGATAAAATATTTGATAATGTTAGCAATTAAATCAACAGTATACCCAGATGGATTTAGAATCCTATGGGTAAATGGAATGCCTAAGCATCCAGAATTAATAATGGATAGTCAGCTTTATAATCGATGGGCGGTCTATATTCACAACATGGTGTTTAATATTAAAGGCGTTAACAAGGTAAGATCTGGAGGAGTATGCTATTCAGATGGACAGGATTCAGCTTTAAGATTAGCTAAAGAAATATTAAGATAAAAATATTATTTATCATGTTTTATTTGTATTTATAAATTATTTTTATAACTTTATAACAATGTCCACATTCATAAACCAAAAACACATAACGTATAGCCTGATAGGAGTGGACACCTTGAAGGCATACGTTTTTTCATTATGGAAAAATCAGAAACAATTACAAGCCTAGCGAAAGCCTTAATAGACTTTCAGGGAAGAGTTCAGAAGATTTCAAAGGATGCTAAAAATCCATTCTTTAAATCAAATTATGCATCCTTGTCAAACATTCAAGATGCAATTAGCAAACCACTAGCAGAGTCAGGACTAGCTTATTCCCAGATGCCTAGCGGAGTAAATGGATTATCTACTATTCTAATTCATGCAGAATCAGGAGAGTATTTAATAGATACGTTTATTATGCCAGTAAGTAAGCCAAACGATCCTCAAGCAGTAGGTTCAGCCATTACCTATGCAAAGCGTTATGCATTAACTGGAGTACTAGGATTAAACATAGATGATGATGATGATGGAAACAAAGCCTCTCAGGATGTTAGACCATGGCTTAATCCAAATACAGATAAATGGACATCAGTAATTAAAGCATTACAGGATGGATATACAATGGATGTAATATTAAAAAAATATAAGATTAGTACGGATAACCAGATGTTATTAGAAAAGGAGGTTACAAATGTCTAATGAATTACTAGAGTTAACAGGCATAATGTATGCACCTGATTTTACAAAAAAACAAGCTGAGCAGACAGGCATTAATTTAATTAATAAACTATTTGAGGATGGCAATCAAACTCCAGTACAGTTCTATTCTAACATAGCCAGATTAAAAGCAGTAATAGATTCAGCAGACAGAGCATTTAGAGATCGTTTAAACCTATCAGCTACTGATAGCTATAATGGGGTTCTATTTACGCCAAAAAACGGAGCGGAGAGCCTTAATTATGATGATGATGATATATATGTACTGCTAGAGAATAAACTTAAGCAAAGGCAAGAATTATTAAAGATGGCAAGTAAATCAGATGATATAATATTTGATTCTGATGGATGCGAGGTGCCAAAAGTGAGTAAGAAATATAATAAGTCATCAATAGTAATTACGTTTTAACTATGAAAAATATTTTAGATAAAAAGAGAATTGCAAAAGCATTAGAGATGATAGTCGGGCAAAATAAAAGTCCGGCGGATGTTAGCAGGAAAATGAAAATATCAATGCCGGGCGTTTGCAGATGGATGACAAAGTATTGGTTTTATCAGAAGCCAATTAACCCAGTAGTTATAACCTTAAAATCAGATGTATGAATCACAGAGAATTATATGGTCATTCAATAAGAGATGGATTTAATAAATTTATTTCTAAAAATCCTCATATTTACAAATCATTTGAGGAACAAGCATTTAGAGCAATAAAAAAGGGTAGGACTAAAATTAGTTCAGATCTAATAATTAATTATATACGATGGGAACAGTTTATAGAAAGTTCTGATGAACATTTTAAAATTAATAATAGTTACTCAGCTTATATAGCAAGGTTTTTTATACAACAAAATCCTGAATATAAAGATTTATTTAATTTTAGAAAGTTAAGAAATGAGGAGGATGGTCAATATATGTCTATTGATGAAAATGGTCAAATATCATTTCTGTAAATATCAAATATTTTTTCTATATTTATACTAATGGCTGACTTCGACAACAAGCTGATTATAAAACATTTAAACCCTTTGGGTAGATAGGAGTCGAAGCCTTGAAACCTAAGGGGTTTTTTAATTTAAATAACAATGAAAAAACACAATGGTTACAGATCTTGGAATGAATGGAATGTAAGTTTATGGATTAATAATGATGAGGCATTGTATAGGCACGCCTTAGACCTTGTAGAAAATTTTACTTTATCTCAAGCAACAAAAATATTTATGCACCACCATTGGATAACGCCAGATGGTGCAGATTATAATCGCATTTGCGTTTACAATACCCTAAAAGAGCTAAAAAATGGATAAGCTGCAATGGTTTAAGTTTACAATTAGCGACTGGGTGATGGGCAAGATTATGAGATGCCCGGAGGTTACACAAGCGAGATTCATCTGGCTATGTTGCCAATACTGGAATAAAGAATGTGCAATGAGTTATGAGGATGCAGAGTTAGAGATCGAAAAAGAACATTTAACTAATTTATTAAGCCGAAGGATTATATTATTAGAAGGAGATAAGATAAAAATTAAGTTTCTAGATAACCAATTAATAAACATTTTAGAGGTTAGTAAGGGCAGAAGTATAGCAGCTAAAGCTAAATGGGATAAATTCTATGATCAAAAGAAAGATGCAAATGCTATGCAAGTCTATGCAAATGCAGAGCAAATGGATGCAAATGCTATGCAAAACGATGCAGATAAGATAAGAGTAGATAAGAAAAGAATATATATACCTACTCTGGAAGAAGTTGAAATTTATTTTAAGGATAATGGCTACACTAGAGATTCAGCCATAAAGTCTTTTAATTATTATGCTGAGAATAACTGGAAAGATAGCCGGAATAATCAGGTAAAAAACTGGAAGCAGAAAATGCAAGGCGTATGGTTTAAAGAAGAAAACAAAATTAAAAACGAGCAACTACCTGCTCACCTAACCAGAGTATTAAATTGATACGTAAATTTAAAGATATCGCAGATAGCTTAGAGCTGATGCGCAATACAGGAAATCCTCTGGGTGATCTAACAGGGTTTTACGGACTGGATATGCTTTACACTATAAAGCAAGGTTCTTTTACTTTTATCTTAGCCGCTCCTCATCATGGTAAATCAGAGTTTGCCTTTGAATTAGCATTTAATCAGGCAAGTAAATACGGCAAAAAATCACTTATATACTCACCAGAGACCGGAAGCGTAGAGGATATATATGCCGAGTTTATACATAAATACACAGGTAAGCCATTTTATAAATCTATTACAGGTTGTGTAGAAGATAAAGAATATTATCAAGCAATTAATTACATAGACGAAATGTTTAACGTAGTGGATTCAGATGATAAAAGCTACACAATTCCAGAGATTATGAAACTGGTAACGGATGAAAAGATAATCATAACAGATCCTTATAACGAATTAAAACACGAAATGAGTACCTATAATGGCAGACAAGATTTATACATAGAGGATATAATAGGTGAAGTAAGGAGGTACTGTAAAAAGTATAAAAAACATTGGATTATTACGCTACATCCGGCGGCTCAGCAACCGCAAAAAGATGATAAGGGTAATACCTATTACGGAATGCCTATGGCAAGAGAGGCAGCCGGAGGGCAAGCGTTGTTACGAAAAGCAATGACATGGATAAATATGTGGAGACCGCCTCATGGAATGAATGACCAGAACGGGCAACCTTATCCAGATAACATTGTGCTGATAAAAGTTGAAAAAGCAAAACCTAAAGGAGTAGCTATGCGAGGCGAAATGGTTTTACAGTTTGACTGGAAGAGAAATAGATATTTTGAATTTCCTAAATTATATGCATTTGAACATGAAAAGTAAAGAGCAAATGGAGTTAGAAGCTGAGGCTTATGCCTTACACTTCCAAGATAAAATAAAGACTTCTGAGAAACTTTTATTATTTGCAAGTATACTATGTCACCTTGATGGAGATGTATTCTTATATCGCATGAAAAGTGGATTAAATGACAAGATACAGGAAGTTATAGATAGGAACGAAGAATTAAAACAGATATACGATCACTTTTACATAATGTCTGAGCAGATAGAACAATATAAAATAATGCTGCACAAAAACAATAGCCGTATGTTAGCAATGGAATTAGAGAATGAAAAAGTAACTAAATTATTAACTAATTATCAGCAATGGGGTTAAAATATAAAAACATAAAAACAATAATAAACGGAATAGCCTTTGATAGTAAAAAAGAAGCCGGGTATTATGGAATACTTAGGCTTAAAGAAAAGGCTAGGTTAATACAAAGATTTGAGATGCAAGTTAGGTATGATCTGGTAGTGAACGGAATAATGATATGCTTTTATAAAGCTGATTTTGTTACGTATAAGCATGGTAAAGTCTTTGAGGTTATTGATGTTAAGTCTAAAATGACTAAGAGTTTACCTGTTTATAGATTAAAGAAAAAATTATTAAAAGCAATTTATAATATTGATATTGTAGAAATTTAATATATTTGAAAAAAACAGGCAAAGAGCAGGCAAAAAATTATGCCTGATGGCACATGGAGAAAGTAAAAATATCAGCCATTAAGGCAAACACTAATAACCCAAGGGTAATTAAGGATGACAAGTTTAAGAAGCTAGTAGAGTCAATACGTGAGTTTCCAGAAATGTTAGAAAAAAGACCTTTAATCTGCTTTACAGATTTAGATGGTAAGTATGTTGTACTGGGAGGTAATATGAGATTAAAGGCTGCTCAGGAAATTGGATTAAAAGAAATGCCGATAATATTAGCTGATGACTGGACACAAGAACAAAAGAATGAGTTTTTAATTAAAGACAATGTTAGTTTTGGTGAATGGGATTGGGATAATTTAGCTAATAACTGGAATGAAGAGAAGTTAACAGAATGGGGAGTAAATGTATGGCAACAAGAAACGTTTAAATACGAGCCTAATTTTACTCCTGAATCAAATTATAATGATGTTACTAAAGAGGAAATACTTTCTAAAGCAAAAGAGTTAGCCAGTAAAATGCTATCAGCACAAAAACTTGTTGATGTTATTTGTCCAGAATGTGGCAATGAGTTTAACATACAGAATTAATGGAGCAAGAGTTTGTAATTATAGAAGAGAAAGACTGTATTCAGATGCTTCAATCAGCTACATTTAAAGTAGCTAAAACAATGCCTAAGATTCCTCATTCTTACACATTAAAAGAAACCTGGGTTTCTCAAAAAGATTTTAATAGTGTTGTTATGTTTATCAGAAACAATGGTTACGTGAAAATGTTTTACAGTAAGCCGTTTATGTATTATAACATTGGAGAATATTGTTACTGGACTATGGGAAACTCGCTAGAAATAACAAAGCTAATTAATAGAGCAAAGATATGAAAATTGTTATCTATACTCATAAAGATAGAATTAGTTATGCATTAAAGCTTCAAGAACAAATAGAAGGATCAATAATACATTTAGATAATAAAACAGGTCATTTAAATGCAGTAAAAGATGCATTACGTATAAATTATCAAAAAGGGTGTAATTATATTATCCTGATAGAAGATGATGTTATTTTATGTAAAAACTTTATAAGTAGTGTCCAAAAAGCTATTAACGCAAATATAAATCGTTGCCCATTGGTTTTCTTTTCTATATCTGATCAATCAAAAAAAGCTTACGATCAAGGATATCGTTGGATAAAAATGAAAACAAATGCTTGGGCGCAATGCATTGCTTATCCAGAAGAGATAATAGAAGACTTACTTAAATACCCTGCAATTAATACAAAATTTTCTGATGTTTGGTTATCAATGTATTGTCTAAATAATAACATTAACATAATGCAACCATTACCAAACTTTGTTCAGCACATGGAATTAAAATCTTCAATAAACAATCCAACAACTATTGCAGGTAGAAAAAGAACTAGTAAAATTTTTGCTTCCGGTATAAATGAAAATTATCAAGATACTTATAACAATCCATTTAAATCAAGTAATAATCGTACTTTAAAGCAATACATAAATGCTTATGGTAGTTAAGAAAGTATTATTAGTAGATATTTTACCTTATAAAAATAATGCAGTTAAGGATGGAATATTGTTTACTGATAAAGCTGATTATTATGGAATTTATGAGGATAACATATTAAAAGGTTTTTCTGCTATTAAATATAATGGAAGTAAAGCACTATTAAAATGCCAGTACGTATTACCTGAGTATAGAAAAAAAGGATTATTAATGTTAATGCTAAAGGATAATTTAGAAATATTAAAACGATCTGGGATTAAAATTGCGGAAGCCAATTGTACTAAAATGTCCGTTAATGTACACTTAAAAGTAGGAGCAAAAGTAGTAAAGGTATTTAAAAATGGCATAACACAAATTCGATATGAAAATTTATAAAAAGATTAATGTTTACGATGCTGCATTAGATCGGTTACGATATATCTTTGATGAATTTGAAAATGTGGTGGTTGGATATTCAGGTGGTAAAGATAGTACTGTAACATTAAACTTAGCAATGATTGTTGCTAAAGAAAAAAATAGGCTACCATTAAGCGTAATATTTATTGACCAAGAAGCAGAATGGCAAGGCACTATTGATGTAGTTAAAAAGGTAATGTATGATCCTAATGTAAAACCATACTGGTTTCAGATGCCAATAGTAATTACTAATAACGCATCAAGCTATGAAAGGTATTCATATTGTTGGAACGAAGATGAAAAAGAAAAATGGATTCATCCTAAAGATGATATTTCAATAAAGGAAAACACATACGGAACTGAAAGGTTTCATGAATTATTTGAGGCTATTTTTAAAAAAGAGTTTAATACCCAGAAGAGTTGTTACCTCGCAGGAGTGCGAACAGAAGAAGCACCAAAAAGATTTATTGCACTTACAGAAGCATTAACCTATAAACATATTACATACGGCAAGATTTTAAATAAAAGCAGAGAACACTACACATTATATCCAATATACGATTGGAGTTATACCGATGTCTGGAAAGCTATCCATGATAATAAATGGGATTACAATAAAGTTTACGATGAGTATTACAGGAATGGAGTTACATTAAACAATATGCGAATATCTAATGTGCATCATGAAACTGCTATTCAGTCTTTAATGCTTATTCAGGAAATAGAGCCTAAAACATGGGAACGAGTAGCGGCACGTATTAATGGAGCAAATACTATAAAACACCTTAAAAGTAAATCATTTCAATGTCCTAAAGATTTGCCATCAATGTTTTTATCATGGGAAGAATACGCAATTCATTTAGCTAATAATATTATTCAAGAGCAAAAGTATAAAGATTTATTATTAGAAAAAATAAACAAAAACAAGGAAATATATTCTGGGCGTTTAATAATTGATGATTTTTATAAAACAATAATTAAAACAATTTTATCTTCCGATTGGGATTTTACAAAATTTCAAAACTGGCTATTAAGCGGTGATGTAGATACATATAGAAGATTTTATAAGAAAACAAATTATCTGAGAAATATGTTAAAATCAACAAAATTTTTAGAAACGCATGAAAAAGAAGAATTACTTAAATACTTTAAAACAAACAAATGAGTAAACTAAATGCATTTATTAAGCAAGAATTTGAAGAGTCTTTAGATAAACAGAAATTTATTAATGATATTCGTGAGTTTATTCATAGAGATTTATCATTAATAGGAGCACAACCTATTGATTTTGTTAGATGGGTTCCTATTGAAATGGTAGAGCCAAATGATTATAATCCTAATAGTGTTGCTAAAGTAGAAATGGGTTTGCTTTACAAATCAATTAAGCATGATGGATATACACAACCAATTGTAACTATCTTTGATGAGCAAATAGGAAAGTATATAATTGTTGATGGATTTCACAGGTATTTTACTTGTAAACACAATAAAGATATTTTTGATAGGAATAAAGGATTGCTGCCAATAGTTGTAATAGAAAAAGATATTAACGAAAGGATGGCTGCAACTATAAGACATAACAGAGCAAGAGGCGAGCACTCAGTATCTGGTATGAGCAATATGGTTTTTCAAATGCTTGAAAATGGGTGGACAGATGAAAATATTTGCAACCATCTTGGTATGGAGCCAGAAGAAATACTAAAGCTAAAGCATATAACTGGGTTTAGTAAGCTATTTGAAAATAGTGAGTATAAACAAGCTTGGGAATCTAAAAAACAGATGCAATTAAGAAAACAGTTTGAAGAAATTAAAGATTAAAACATTTGAAAAATCATACTAAATTATATTTAACGTACTTTAGCTTTAATCAGGCAGATTTTATACCATGCGAAATTTGCGGAAGTCAGGCAGTAGATATACATCATATTGAATGTAGAGGCATGGGAGGTACTAAAGAGCCTGATAATATAGATAACCTACAAGCATTATGCAGACAATGCCATATTATGTATGGAGATAAAAAACAATATAAAGAGTTTTTAAAGGATATTCATTATGATTACAAATACTCAAGAGTCACTTAAAAGGGGTAAAGATACCCAATTTAAAAAAGGAGTTTCTGGTAACTTAAAAGGCAGAACAAAGATAATACCTCAATTAGATGTTTTATTAGCAGATGTTCTGGGTGAGGAGAAAGATGGAATAGAGGCCGCAAAAGCTATATTAATGGCATTACGTTCTAAAGCAGTTAAAGGAGATGTTAGAGCTGCTGAGGTATTATTAGATAGAGCCTATGGTAAATCATCACAGAATTTAACAATGACAGGAGATTTTAACTTTAAAGTACCTGCTCCAGTAGTTTATAATACCGCACCTCCTCTGGCTCATTCAGAGAATGAAATAGAAGATGTTTAAATGTTCGCCTTTATTTTATAATCTATACGAATCCAAAGAAAAGGTATTAATAAATCAAGGCGGTACTTCATCAAGTAAAACTTATTCTATTATGCAGCTGCTTTTTTATAAAGCAGTTACTGAGCAAAGATTAGTAATAACTGTAGTTGGTGAGTCATTGCCTAACCTTAGAAAAGGCGCTTACCGGGATGCAGTAAATATTTTTGCTGATAATAAATACCTACAATCTCAATTAAAAGCTTGGAATAAAAGTGAAAGAGTTGTCTATTTTACTAATGGGTCTTTAATTGAGTTTACATCATTTGAAAATGAGCAGTCAGCTAAGAATGGTAAGCGTGACTATTTATTTTTAAATGAGGCTAATGGTATAAGCTACCAGATTTACTGGCAGTTAGCAATCAGGACTAAAAATCAAATCTACATTGACTACAACCCAACAAATGAGTTTTGGGCGCATACTAAGCTAATCGGTCAGCCAGATACTAAACTAATAATATCAGACCATAGGCATAATCCATTTCTATCAGAACAAGACCATCAAAGAATAGAGGATATAAAAGATTTAGATCTTGAACTTTGGCGAGTCTATGCTAGAGGCATGACCGGAAAGATTGAAGGCGTTATCTTTAGGAACTGGGGAATATGTGAGGCAATACCAGAGGATGCTGAATTAATTGCTTTTGCAATTGACTTTGGGTTTACAAATGATCCTACAGGAATAATAGAGGTTTACAAGTCTGAGGGCGAATTATGGGTAAATGAAATGTGTTATGAAACTAGATTAACTAATATGGATATATGCCAAAAGCTAAGAGATTTTGGCGTAACACCTGAACAAGAAATAATTGCAGATTCAGCAGAGCCTAAATCTATTCAAGAAATATATGCAGAGGGATTTAATATTCATGGAGCAATTAAAGGTCCAGACTCAATTAAACAAGGCATTGACATACTAAAAAGATATAAAATAAATATTACCGCAAATAGCCATAACTTTAAAAAGGAATTAATTAGTTACATTTGGAAAAAAGATAAAACTGGCAAGATGTTAAATGATCCTATTGATGCATACAATCATCTAATCGATCCGCTTAGATATGTGGCTCTTAATAAGTTAGCATCTAAAATAAAACAAGAATATACATTTGATTGGAACTAAAATGGGAGTATTTTCTAAAATCTTTAAGGCTGATATAGAAAAGGCAGCTACAAGTCAACTAGAGGCTTTAATGCCGGGACTTCAACAACAAATAACTGCTAACCTTTATAACCAGAACGTATTTGGATGGATAGGAAACAACCAAGTGGTTGTAGACTTTGAGGATAAGGTAAAATTTGTTGAGGAGGGATTTAAGAAAAACGCTGATATATATACTTGTATCGATATTATATCAAAGAAAATAGCTGAGTGCGCTTATGCTTTGTATGAGGTTAAAGACGGCGTAACTAAAAAAGATATAAAGATTTTTGAAAATATGTCAATGGCTGAGGGTGCAACGGCTAAAATGAGGACGCTGCAGTTAAAAGAGCAAATGTTTAATCAGCTTGAAAGCAATCCAATTCTTGACTTATTAGCAAAACCTAATCCTCAACAAACTTATGAAGAGTGGATGACTGATTTAGCAGGGTTTTTCTTGTGTACAGGCGATGGATATATCTTTGGTAATGGCAAGGATCCTGTAATGACCGAGAATCAAATCTGGTCACAACTCTACTCTTTACCTAGTCAGTTTATAGAGATTATCTCAGGCGGAATGTTTGAGCCAATTAAAGGCTATCAGATGCGCTCTATATATATGACTGAGGTTCCTATTCCTGCTAATCAAGTTGTTCACTTTAAATCCTTTAATCCTGACTTTACTTTAACAGGAGCGCAACTATACGGACAGTCACCTATAAAAGCTATTTACCGGAATGTATTAAAAGAGAATGAGGGCGATAACGAATTATTAAAGCAAATACGTAATGGTGGTGCTTATGGTTTTATATCACCAGATGGTGCGGGTGCAAATTTGACTAAAGATCAGATGAATGTTCTAAAAGAAAAGTTTGTTGAGGCAAAGCGTGGTGAAACTTTAATGGACAGAATATTTCCATCATCTGGTCCGTTAAAATGGACACAAATAGGAATGCCATCAACTGATTTGCAGTTAATAGAATCTCTTAACATTGACACCAGAAAGATTTATGCAGCGTTTCACGTTCCTATTCAATTCTCAGGTAGTGAAGCCGCATCAACGGATAATAACATGGGTTGGGCATCTAAGCAGTTAATCTATAATGCAACCGCTCCATTATCTCGCAAGATTAGGGATGCTATAAATAAGTTTGTTTGTGAGCCATACGCTAAGGCATACGGGAAGAAATACTACTTTGATTTTGACTTTAGTTCTTATCCTGAGATGCAGGAGGACATGGAGCGCCTTACTGCATGGCTAAATCAGTCTTATTGGATTACTCCAGATGAAAAGCGTATTGCTCAGGGATATGATAAGATAAGCAGTCCAGAGATGGAAAAAATATACGTACCTGCTAACTTAGTGCCTATTGAGGAATTATCTTTAGATCAGGCATATAACAATGCAACCATAAATGGCAAGTAGTGTTAAATACCATAAAACCTATTTAAAGCTACATAAAGAATATGAGGCTTATGCTTACCCTATTATAAAAAAAGCTTTAGATGAGCAGACAGGTGTAGTGGCTGATTTTGTAAATGAGGATACGTTTGATAATATTGAACTATACATTCAGTTTCTAGTACAACAAAAACCTTTGTATAACGGATTAGAACAGATCTACACAAAGGTTGGCGTTTCCGCTGCGACATTTTCCTATAACTGGATACGTAACTCAGTACCTAAAAACAAAAAGGATTTTATTATAGATTTCTTTAATGCAGTTTGGTATGAAGAAATGGTTAATTATTTTAGACTTATTGGAGGTACTAAGGTTACCGGAATTGATGAAACAACAAAAGATAAAGTTAAAACTGTATTAGCTAATATTTTAGGACAAAATTTGTCCAGAAGAGATCAAGCTAAACTATTTCAAAAGACATTAAATGATCCTGCATTTAATAGGGCAAGGTCTTTAGTAATAGCTAGAACAGAATCAACAACGGCTGCAAATCACGGAATAAATGAGGGTGCTAGAAGTTCTGATTATGAGGTTGTAAAGTTCTGGATTAATACAAAGGATAAGCGCACAAGAGATTCGCATTTGGCAATGAAACAAAAGCGCATAGGATTAAATCAACCTTTTATAGTTGGTGGAACTCCAATGATGTATCCCGGTGCAGTTGGCGCACCTGCTGCTGAGGTTGTAAATTGCCGTTGCGTAATGGCTACCGAAGCATTAAAGGATGACGATGGTTTACCGATACTAAAACCAAGAACGCCTGACTATTTAAGAAAAGCTAAAACATATACAGATTATCCAGAGGCAGCGGTAAACAATGCTAAACGTGCATTAAAATGGGCGGAAGAAAACGGTTGGGGCGAATGCGGTACGCCAGTTGGCAAAGCAAGAGCTAGACAGTTAGCAAACAGAGAACCTTTGTCAAGAGATACGATTGCTAGAATGGCATCGTTTAAAAGGCATCAGCAACATGCCGATGTCCCTTATACAGAGGGTTGCGGTGGGTTAATGTGGGATGCGTGGGGCGGAACGGCAGGAGTTGAATGGGCAATAAGAAAATTAAAAGAAATAGATAACGATTAGTATATTTACATAAAATTTTTTAATCATGAAAGGATTATTGGAATATAAGAACTTTAAAGCCGAGATTAAGGACATTGATATGCAAAGGATGACTGTAACAGGTTACTTTGCTAGTTTTGGCAATGTGGATTATGATGAGGAAATTATTATGCCCGGAGCGGCGAATAAAACAATTGCAGAACGTGGTCCTATGGGATCTAATGAGATATTCTTTTTAAATCAGCATAACTGGTCACAACCTCACGGGAAACCGATGGTATTAGAGGCTCAGGATAAAGGTATATACTTTGAGAGTTCTATTGCACCTACAAGCTACGGAAAGGATGCGATGGTATTATATGCTGAGGGTATTGTTGTTCAGCACTCTATTGGCTTTTCAACCATTAAGGCAGACTATGACCAAAAGACAGGCATTAGAACAATTAAAGAGATAAAGTTATACGAAGGATCAAACGTAACTCTAGGCGCTAATCCAGAGACTCCATTCACAGGCTTTAAGTCTTTGACAATGGCTGAGATAAATGATCAGATAGGTAAAATGATTAAGCTGCTGAAAGATGGTAGCTTAACAGATGAAGGTTTTGGTAGATTGGAAATAGCATTAAAGCAATTTCAATTAGAGGCTTTCAATTTAGGTAAAAATTCACTATTAGATACAGAGCCGACATTAGTCACTCCAGTAAAAGATGAGCCGAATATATTAACAAGTTTAATTAACGTTTTACAAAACTAAAAAATGGACAATTTAGAATTAAAGGCTCAGGAGTTGCTAGATGCAAACAAAGCTAAAACACTAGATGAGGCAAAAGCCATCATCGCAAACGCAATCAGCGAAGCTACTAAAGCAGTTGATGCAAAGTTAGAAGATGCAGTTAAGTCTGCAAATGTTCGTATTGATGAAATGGACAAAGCATTGCTTGAAGCCAAATCAGAAAACAACAGAATCAAAATGGATGCTCAAAGTAAAGCGCCAGTTTCTTTTAATCAGGCATTCGCTACCGCAATGGATGAGAACTCTGATAATTTAGAAAAATTTAAGAGAAAAGAAATCAAGCAATTTGCAATGGAGTTGAAAACTGTTGGTGATATGTCATTGGCTAACATCACTGATCTTGCAGCTGCAAACGTTCAGATGCTACCGGGAATCATTCCTGCAGCACCTAGAAAATTGCACATCCGTTCATTGCTTCCAACTGGAGTTATGACTACATCTGCAATTCACTACTTACAGGAAACAGGTTCTGAAGGATCAGTTGCAGCATGGGCAGATAATTCAGGTACAAAATCTCAAATTGATTACGATTTAACTGAAGAGGTTGCACCATCTGAGTTTATTGCAGGTTACTTGCGTATTACTCGTAAGGCGCTAGATGATATTTCTGCAATGCGTTCTTATCTTCAAAGCCGTTTACTAGAGCAGTATCTTGACGCTGAGGATAATCAACTATTGAACGGATCTGGTGTTTCGCCAAATCTAGGTGGTTTGATTACCAATGCTGAGGCTTACTCAGGATTCCGTACCATTCAGGTTGAGAAGTTGCTAGATTCAGTTGCACAAATTGAAAGCAATAACCACTCTGCAAATGGTATCTTATTAAGTCCAGAGCAATTCTATGCTTTAATGCTTACTAGAAGCACTACAAATGAGTACACGCTTCCGGGTGGAGTTGCAGTTGATCTTGTAAATGGTCAAATGTTTATCTCTGGAGTTCCAATCTTCAAGTCTACTGCAATGAGCGATTCTAAGTATTTAGTTGGTGACTGGTCAAAAGGTGCGCAACTATTTGTACGTGAGAATCCGATTGTTCGTTTCTTTGAAGAAGATGGTACAAACGTTCGTGAAAACAAGATTACAGTTCGTGTGGAAGGTCGTGTTGCTCTACCTATTTACTACACAGATGCATTTGTGACTGGTTCACTTAATGCTAATCCAAGCTAGTTTTTTTGGTTTAATGGGAAAAGCCTGTCATTAATTTGGCAGGTTTTTTTTATTTCATTATGTTATATAAATAATTAACTTTGCTTTATGTTCAAAGCCAATTTTATAGGTCAAGCAGGATTATACAAGAATCAGGAGTATGTTATCTGTATTGGCGTTATAAATGGTTGGATTCATGTCCGCAGGAAATGCGGAGCAGGTCGAATGAATTACCCATCAATATTAGACTTCCTGAGAGATTGGGATAACATTAGAAAAATATGACACCAAAAGAAAAAGCAGAAGAGTTATTTAACAAATATGCAACATATGTAGTAATGTGGGCTGGTGATATTAATACCACACATCAAAATTGCAAACAATGTGCATTAATAGCAGTAGATGAAATATTAAATGTTATAATTGGAAGTTACGATTATGAATTAGAAAAAATATATTGGCAAGAAGTTAAACAAGAAATAATCAACCTATAACTTGACAAAAGAATTTAAAAAGTAAACCTATAAGTTAACAATTTATGAGAATTTTCCATCTAGGTTTATGCGTTGGTCCTCCTCCTTTTGATTCAATGCGCAAAGCATTTTTAGCTAACTCAAGCGATTACATAGAGTTAAGCACAGGAGACAAAGAGGTAAATAGCAAAGCTATTGCAATGGCTAAAGCATTTAAGCCTGATATTATATTCATGCAAATTCAAGCACCTAACATCATCCAAATAGAAACTGTCAAGGAAATGAAAAAGACAGGAGCATGGATTTGTAATTGGAATGGAGATATAAGAGATGCAACTCCAAAATGGATGATAGAAATGGCTGATTATGTTGACCGCACTTTGTTTACTAATCTAAGAGATGCAAATAATATTAAGAATGGAGGCTATTTAGAGATTGGTTATGATCCTGAGATATACACTCCAGAGGGCAATTCTTTGAACTTAAAAGAAATAGGATTTTTTGGCAATAATTACGGACATACTATGTTCCCATTGTCAAATATGAGAATAGAAATGAATGAGTTATTAAATAGGCATTATAGAGGGCAGTACGGAGTCTATGGCAATAACTGGAATAATGTCTCAGGTAATTTCAATCATAGTCAAGCAGAAGAATCAAAAGCATATAGAGGTATTAAGATAGGTATTAATTTAAGCCATTTTGATGAGCCTAAATACTCAAGTGATAGGATATTAAGGATAATGGGATCAGGGTGCTTATGCCTAGCTAAAGAATATCAATTTATGCCTTTTACAGATGGCGAACATTTAAGAACGTGGAAAACATTTCCTGAGTTAATTGAACTCATAAACTATTATTTGGCAAATGAAGCTGAACGCAAACAAATAGCCAAACAAGGTCAGGAATATGTAAAACAACATTTTACTTTTGATAACATGATAAAGAATTTAATAGAGATATATGAGCAAGTTTAAGGTATTAGGATTTATGACAATCCATTACGCAGGAGATTACTTAAAAGAGTCTTTGCTATCAGTTGTTGACCATTTAGATAAAATGGTAATTGCTTACAGTAAGCAACCATCGCAAGGTCATGGAACGCAAATGGAATGCCCAGATAATGAGCAGTATATTTTTGATACTTGTAAAGAGGTTTTAGGTGATAAAATGATTTGGGATAGGGCAGACAGATACGGAGCAGAGAATGAGCATCGCAATGTAAAATATAAATATACGCATGGCTTTGATTTAGTATTGACAGTAGATTCAGATGAGGTTTACAAATCAGATGAGTTAGAAGCATCTTTTGAGTATGCCTACTGGGGCATTGAGAGGTTTTATGGCATTGAAGGATTTATTAACTTTTGGAGGTCTTTTGACTTTGCTTGTTATGATGGATTCAGACCAATTAGGTTAGAGAATTTACATCGCAAGAATAATACCCAAAACCTAAACCTAAAGCAGACTATTTATCATTTTAGCACCTGTCAGCCTGAGCCTATTATGAGATACAAATATTTAGTATTTGGTCATGCTAATGAAGTTAAAACAAATTGGTTAGATGAGATATTTTATAAATGGACACCAGATAATCAAATAAGCGATTTACATTGTGTTTCTTATAATTTATGGAACGCAGTATCATTTGATAAAAATACTTTGCCTGAGAGCCTTAAAATACATAAGAACTTTAATAAAGAGTTAGTATGAGCGATATAGATTATGCAAAAGAAATTAGGAAGCAAGTTAACATCCTAAACGAGTTAATTAAAGAGGCTGAGGCTAATGATTTAGATATTGTTATTTGGCAGTTTGGAAAACAGGCAGAGCATACCTTACAGGTTAAGATTACAAAAACAGTTGAGTTATGAATGCTGCCATTATTATAGATGATAGGGAAGCGATAGCAAATAAGGCTATCTCAGACCATAAAAAGTATTTATCTGATGATTGGGTTGTTTTAAATATAAAGCCTCCTTATGAGGGCGGGATTTACCACATAAAGACTGCTCAGGTTTATAACAACATATTAACGAATGCTAACTTTTGGAAGGGTTGTATTTATGATAGGGTGCTAATATTTCAGCATGATTCAGGATTGTTAAAGACAGGAATTGAGGAGTTTTTAGAATGGGATTTTATAGGAGCGTGGATTAAGAACATACCGGGTTGCATGAACGGAGGTTTAAGCATTCGCAATCCAAAGCTAATGTATGAGATATGCTCAAAGCATCCTTATAAAGGCATGGAAAAAGATGGTAATGAAGACATTTACTTTACCAACAAGATGCGTGAATTAGGCTATAAGTTACCTGATAAGGCAACCTGCAATAAGTTTGCAGTTGAAACAGAATTTGAGTATGGCTCAGTAGGCTATCATGCAATAGATAAATACCATAAAAATTATAACTTATTATTAAAGCAGTATGAAAATAGTTAGGTTTTTATTTCACATGATAGCAGGAGCGTTTTTTTTGCTAGGTTTTAGCTTTATTTTATTAGCAGTAAT